ATTATACTTGAGAAACTCCCAGAATGTCAACTTCATTTCTTTTTGTGACATTCCACAGTGTTTTGCTGCTTTAGGGAGATTCCACTTTGCAGTAAAGAGTGCTTCATTTGACTCTTTTACATTTTGAGGAGTCGTTTTGACTGGTTCCTCTTTAAGGTTTTTATATGAAATTTTGTATAAACTCATACAATTTTAAAAAAGTATCGTGTGAGAAAATTTGCCGGGATTTTTTACGACCAAAAATGGAACTTAAAGTGGATTTGCGTATGAGAGCGTCTCTTCATCCACTGTAGCACGAACAAAGTCTAGCACATTCATAAACTCTTCAACCGTATCACAGGACACTTCTTTAGTATCGCCTTCATTAGAATACAGATACACTGTACGCTTAAGAGGATCAACCACGCATCGTGTCAGGTACTCATCTTGCATCGGTTCGTTTCGTGATTACCTAAGTATCATATCAGACCACGGATGCCGTGTCAAGCACCTGACCTGAAATAAAATAGTAGCAGTCCACTGGAAGACCATTCGTTTGTAAATGAACCTCAAGTCCCTGAACTCTCTTAACAATAAGATTTTGATTTGCTCCAATCTGTGTTAAATGAACAGTGATAGAAGTTAAATCTACAAATTCTTCCCACTCCTTTGGAAGATGAATAACTGGTTTTTTTGTTCTTCCTTGAAGGAAAACACTATTTTTAGTGGATAGTACAGGAGAATAATTAAATTCGTTTTCTTGTGTTTGTATTTTCATATTTTTAATTCGTAAAATCTATAACTGACGGGTCAATAACTGCTTCAAGTCTAATGTCATATTTAGAAAGAGTATCTAAACTTTCTCCTAATTTTACTCTACATCCCCATATACGAATATTTAATTCATTCGCATCATCTCTTATGAGATTTGACGCTTTTATTTTTTGCTGGTAGTCACTATAATTACTCTGAAACTCGCTTTCAAGAACTGCATTTTCATTTAATTTTTGATTAATAGCAGCATTTAGTGTCGGATTATTTGAAAGATTATCATAAAACAGTAAACCAATAAAAATTGGATTCACAATTTTATCACCTTCTTTCGCAAAATTGCCAAATCCATCAGTTGGTGCTCTATTAAAACCTATAGAATAATAAAGTGTGCCAGATCCAACTTTAGGTTCTTCAACATAAACTTCTCTGTCTAATTGGTCCGGATCTTGAAATCCCTCCAGAAAATGATTCCACTTTTTAGGAGAAGGATCATCAAAAGATCTAACATACTCTATCCTAACTCCCTTGTCAGCATTTACTTCAAGATATCTCGAAATTGTTTGTGGGACATAAGGTTGTTTAAGTTCTTTTTCAAATACAGGTTTTCCTTTATCACCCTTTGGTCTACTTGGAACATCAAATGCTAATGAATCACTTAATTCATTTGGATTCATAAGAACATCAAACTCAACGAAAAATGATCCATCTGGTAATATTTCAGGTTCAGGTGCTTGTGCTGGAGAAATAAATGGATCCTCTAATGTTAGTTGATAAATTACAGAACTTGTAGAATATCCAGTATAAACAGTCGAAAGGTCTGCGACTGTTGTACCTATTCCAATTATTTTATTTTCTCTAGGAGAAAATACATATGGTTTATTTGTAGATTTAATAATTTGTCCAGTCTGAAGTCCAGTAACAGCAGTAATAGGAGCCAAAACATTTAAGGTTGTAAAGTTAGCACCCTGAAGTATTGAATATGTTTGTAATTGAATAGGGTCTCCACTTAACCCAGAAGTTGATGCGATAGATAAAGATGATGCTGTAGATACTTGAGATACAGTTGCAGATCCATATGTATATCCCGCACCAATATAAATTATATCTCCAGTTTTAATACCGGCAGTTATAAAGTTACCACCACTGACAGTTACTGCTTTTGTGGAATAATTTACAGTAACAAATCCAGCAGAGTAAGTACTTGTCACGATTCCAATTGAACCAGGAAAAGATGATATTAACGGATTCAAAATATCTTGAGTGTACGGTTCAGTATAAATTTTAAGTGCGTGTAAAGCAGTGACCCCCATACCAAGTGTTGCCAAATCACTTTGGTCGGTAACTTTTCCATTTTCATTTAAGAAAATAGTAGTTATTCCAACAGTAAATCCATCAGAATATGTGTATCTGACTACGGTAGAGCCAATCCCAGAATTGCCAGAAACAAATTTTGCGGCGTCTATACAAGTGAAGAGTTGATTTCCCATATTATCAACGCCATCATAATTCCAAAATAAAGTTGTTCTTGCTCCAGCATCAATTCTATCCTGATAAGCACTTTGAATTCCAACTAAAGAATCATTTAGTATTTTTATATCATTGAGAAGATATGTGTCAAGAATTTTTAAAGCACTTTGATATGGTTCTTTTGAAGCATCCAAAGTTACAATCTGATTCTTTAGAAATTCAACATCATTTATTGATATATTTTTCTTCCTCTCTATTATATTAATAATATCTTGAGTGTTTATTTTCCCTGTATAATCTGCCATAATAAACTAAAATTGTAATGTATTTATTTTAAATTAAACCCAGACACAAAATATTGACTGTTATCTCCAGGATAATCTCCATATTCTCCTTCGTATTCTGGAATATTTTTTTCACAGTCAATACGTTCCCCACAAATTAAATAACTACATTTTATCATTCCACTGGAATTATTCTTAACTATTACTCTTTTACCCCACTCTATTTTTTCTACAAACAATTCCTGATAAGATCCAATAGGTGTCAAATTGACAGTAATAGTTTCTGGATCAACTAATCCAGTCCAATAATCAGGCAATTCAATTACATTTGAATTTTCAAGTTTGCCTTTGACATATACATCTGCGGTAGGTCCCTCTATAGAAACATACCGTAGTCTCCACCCTTTTTTGGTTGGATGCTGAATATCAAATGGTTTTTTTTCTATTTTTAAACTGTTTAGGCTGACAGCACTATAATTAATCATATCCGGAGCAAAATATGGAGCATCGCCAAGAACAGGAGCAGCAGTAAAACATGCATCAAAGTTTGATGTTACACTAAATTCAGCTTGAGCACCTGTAAAAAGTTTTGCTCCCACATCAATAGATGGTCCTACTCTAGAAATAGAAGAAGAAAATAAAGAATAAAATCCAGAAATAAAATCAATTGTTGCTGCTTGTGCAAAAAATGGCATTGGTCCGCACCAAGCTTGAATACCAACAGGTCCAGTAGGATCGCCCAACATTACATCAATAGGAGTTGGGGACAATCCTCGTGTAGAAACTTTAAAAATTGATGGGACAAGACCAAGTGCTAATGCTTCTGGATTTGTACACCTGGATACCATCAAATTTGCTTCAGAAATCGCAGGATAAGAAAGTGGCGTTCCGACCATTACAGGTCCTTCAAGATACGCAGATCCTCTAATTGCTGCTGGAGCAGGTCCAAGAGCAATAGGAGGTATTACAGAACAACCAACAAATAATTGTTTTCCTACAAATAAATCAGGTACTTTCATCCAACTACTCCATTAATAGTATCAATAACACTTAATATCTTTCTTACAATCTCAGCTTCTGTTGCGAGAGTCGGTATTGGGCAAGTTTTAGATCCCTTTCCAGTCAAAGAACTTGATGCTCCATCTATTCCTTCAATTAATCCTCCGTATATATTTAAAACCGCATTGCCGACAATATCAACGGTTTTTTCTGATGCTATTTTAGTAGATACTTTCGAATCAATATTAATTGTTGGTGCTGTTATAAGAACCTTTTCACTACCATCAATCTGTACAACACCATTTTCTCCATCAGGTCCTTGAGCTATGATCTCAATATTTTGTGCGAATATTCTAATTCTACCTCTTGGCGCTCCAATAATAATATCACCATTTTCAGCAATTTGATATATTGCTGGAGTTTCTTTTGCTACATCTGCTCCTGCCATCACAGAGTATGATCCAGGACATACATTCATTGTACACCCTTTTCTTCCTTGATTTACATCTCCAGAAGAATCCATTTGAATATAATGTCTTCCCCCATCAGCACCAGTCCTTAAAAGAACTCCGGCAATATTTTCGTCATCATGAACATGACCGAATCTTATTTCTCCATGGTCATTTCCCAAACGATATTGATGATAATTAATTGTTTCTGGCATTAAACTTTACCCACACAATCTACAACAGAAATAATTTGACGATTCTCAACAGGAATATTTTGTTCGGTTTGAACTTGCTGAAGAGAAGATATACTTCTATTTACACTAAACACAGGAACTATCTTTGCGTTAAAACCTGTTTGACTTTGTATTGTAATAGTTGGAACTTCAGTAAATCCAATTCCAGTATTAATAACATCAATTCCAATCAAAGATCCAAGAGGATCAAAAGTTGGTTTTAAAACAGATCCATTATCTGGTTTCACTATAATCTTATCCTTTTCTGGATCATAATTTATTCCAGGATTTTCAATTGATGTATCAGTCAATTCTAAAATAACAGGATATAGTCCATCACTTGACGATGGACTTTCTCCTCGTGTAGGAGATATTTGTGTGCATCTTGGTGCTATTATTGTTTGACTTGTTGTAATTACTGTAGTAATACCGCAGGAATAAACTTCATCTCCAACATTAACTTGAATTGTTTCTTCCGGATTATATGGAACGTCATATGTACCATCACTTCTCTTCACCGTAGTTTGCTCTTTTGTTGCCCAAACTCTACCATCTCCACCACGATCACCATCAGAACCTGATATGTACCCCGATCCCGATCTATCTATAATTACCTGAACAACTCCAATTGTTGTAGTTGCTATACCAACTGAAGTAGTACCAATTCCTGAAGTAGTAGTGACAACACCAATAATTGCTCTACCAACGGCTCCTCTACCTTTTCCACAATTGTCAACAAAACTAACAATAGGCGGTGAAGAATATCCACTTCCCGAATTTACAATATCTACAGCAAGAATGTCTCCAGCAGCACTTATAATCGCGTTTCCTGCCGCACCAACTCCACCTCCGCCATAAAACTGAACCTCCGGAGGACCACAAAATATTGGACCAACATTACAGGTATCTTCAAAAACATCACTAAAATCAAAATCAAAATCAAAATTATCCGGATCAACAACCTGTGTTACAGAACTCGCAAAAGTTTTTACTTTATTCACAATTGATGATGGATCAAGAGAGATTGAAGGAACCCCACCTTCCCAAGTACTCCACTCTTTAATTTCGGCACAAGAAGGTTTTTCTTCGCAAAGTAAAAAAGAAATAATATCAGTAATGAAATCTAAAACTCCATCAGCAATATCAAATGCTTGTCCAATAATGGAACTAACTTCACCTATAACTTTGGATACAGAAGAATTAATAAGTCCTGATATTTTTCCAATCAATCCGGCAACGAAATTTTCAACAGCACATAACGGAGTATTAATAAATCTATCAACAGCAGATAATAAAAAATTCAAAACCATCTTGAATAAATTTTTTATAATGTTTTTAAAGATACAGGCAATAGTGTCATTTGCCTTTTCTATTGCTATTTTAGCAGTTGCTCTTATATCAGGATAAAGAAGATTATAAGCTTCTTTAAAACCACTGTTTATTTTTCTTGTAATATATTTTTGTGCTTCATTAATCAAATACCTTACGGCACTTACAATTCCCAGTGTGGCACCATTTATTCTAATCTGAATAATATTATCAAGATTTGAATAATAACTAATCGCATTTTGAACATTTCCAATTGTTGTGGAAACTTTTGTTTGCCAATCACTTGCGGTTTTTCTAATTCTTTCTATGTCGGCAATTAAATTTTTAATTTCTCTTTGTATTTTAGAGAGAGGAACTTTTTCACAAGCTGATGGAACTGAATTTTTAACTGCTCCCCTTTCATATTGTTCTTTAGATGCGGGATCTTTTGTTTCTCCACCAACATTTTGTTGAGTAACTCTATTTGATGTTTGAGTCGCTCCGGATTGAGTGGCAGGAAGATCTTCCGGATTTGTTTTGATAGAATATCTTGGTACTACATCGTTTGTGGAAAATCCCCCAAACGGAAAAAACGCAACATCTGGATTATCTTGATTTGAAAATGAAGTATATTGATTATACCCAATGACTCCCATAATTACAGGTTGTTGTGCGTCCTCCCCATCCAAGAAGAATCCAAACACAAAATTACCTTGTCTAATAGCAGCATTAGTCCAAGTTCCTCCACCGCCGCCACCAGCAGTGACTGGATACATTACAGATGCCCAAGGGAGTTGATCGTCGGTTAGTTGATTTTTGTCCGCAGTATGATATCCCATAATGCGAACTTTAAATCTTTCACCAAAACCTTTATGATCTCCAATCGTAGGTGTTCTACGTCCAGGGATATTTCCTGCCCACTTTTCTTCAGAGACTACTTGCCCTATCCACCATATAAAACCATCACGACCAACAAAGTGTCTTTTAAATAGTCCCTGTTCAATCATTAGTCTTCGTAAATCCTACATTCAAGAGCATCTGGATTTTGGTCACAATAGAGTTCAAGAGAAGTTGGATCATAATCTTCGTCTGGATGTTTTGATTGATATTTTTCTAAAGAGTCAAGTTCGTCTTCCAAATGACGCTTTCTTTGTCCACTAGTATTTGGATTATCTAATTCATCTCTGTCATCATTAATGTGTTGCTGAAGTGTTCTGTCCATATTAGAAAGATTTTCTACCGAAGGTGTCTCTTACAAGTGATAAACTTGTAAATGTATTTTTAGGTGTGACTCTATGGCACAAACTTGATATCATATATATGCCACCACTTTCCTTATTTGTATCAGTTCCTTTATCTATTGTAAGTTCAGGAAAGTCACAATGTATCATTTGACCTGCTCTTAAACTAAAATCACCAGGTACTACAATATTTATTTTGATAGTGAACATCTGATTATATCTCATAATAGATTGAACCATAGTATTTGTCGCATCATATGTTGGATCAAATGGAGTATTTTTCCAATTTTTTAATTGCTCATCTATGTTATTTCCAGAGGGTAAAGTTCCAACATCCAAAACGTGATTCATTAGTCGTGATGTTGGTTTTCTAAACTGATCAGCGACATAAAGAATATCTTTTTGTCCAGCAGTTATAATTTTATCTTTCTGATAATCATCAACATTAAAATTTCTCACGGTATAATCCATCGCATAAAAATCAAAAAATATACTTCTATTTGAATATGTTCCTAACGTAAGGTTTTGCTGAAGATCAATATCTCTTTCAATTTTATATGAAAGAATTTTATCATCATACTCTTGTGGTTTATCAGCAACATTATTATAGATGTATTTTTTTACTGGTTTTTGTTCAAAAAGTTTGTCAATTGATTTAAATTTAAATCCATCATAATTTTCATAAAATAAATATCCTGCTGTTCCTCCTTTCGCAGACTTACCATTTACAGAAAGATCTGGCACAGATTTGGATGCTAACCAAGTATTTACATAAAAAGGTTTTCGATCATTACCGATAAAATTATACTTAATTAAAGTGGGATCTGTCTCAATATCTTTCTTTACATTTAATCCTCTCTGATCAACTAAAATAGACCTAACACTATCAGATATTTTTCCGTCGTACCTTCTCACAACTCTTGTTTGTTCATTTGCAATAAATTCACGAGTACATAAATCAATTGAATATACATCCTTTTGTGTTCCAGGATCTATGTCACGAACTCGATTTACATAAAAAGATTTTTCTGCTTTAAAGGATAATTTATTTGGAGTTGGTTGATTGTCCTGAAAATCAATAAACACTTGCTCTCCACCACGAATTGGAAGACCATCAATAATACCAACCGGTTTTGTTTTATCGGGAAAATTCTTATCGGAAAAACCAGTTTCTACGATAGTAGCAGTAGCAGAAACGGAATTTGATAATACATTTTCATAATATCTTATCTCAACAGCACCAGCAGACATATCAACAGATTCTCCATTATTTTTTGCTTGAAAAATCTGAAATCTGGTTATATTACCAGCTCTTGTTGAAGTATTATCTGCCATTTATCCCTGTTTGTATAAAAATCCTATCAACTGTGATTGATAATAACTATTTAATGCTTCTCTTTTGGAGAGTCCTACAGGTATAATTCCACCTCCTCCACCACCAGAGATTATGGGTGGAATAGACCCACCTCCCATAGGAATAGGGATGGGAATGATTTGTTGTTGACCCTCATAAGATGCTTGTTGCGTAAGTTGCCTTGCTTCTTGCGATAAAGATTGTGTTGGTTGTCTGGGAACTTGTGCTATTTGAGAAGATGGAACTGCACCACCAGGTCCTCCTTTATATTGGAATCTATCTCCACCAAATATAGCACCAACTGATCTTAAATATTCTAAAGGATTAGTTGTTCCACTAAAACCAGTTGTTCCAGGATTTCTATACTCTAAATGAGTAACACCAGTTGGGCCAACTCCATGAGAAACCACTTGACCTGGAGCAAGAACAGCACCTTTTTTAACTGCAGGATCTAATCTTCCAAGTTCTGCAAGTCTTTCAATTTTTCCGGTAGGAGTTAATATATCAACATAAGTATAGTATCCACCAGGATCACTACCTATATTAACAACTCTTCCACCTAAAAATGTTATTTGCTTTGAGTTAGAGTACATCTGAAGGTCAACGCCAGCGTGTTTATCTAACACTCCACCCTTTCTTATTCTTCGAGCTCCATAATATTGATTTGGATAAGTATTTGTCTGATATTGCATTCCCACACTTTGACTTGGACCAACAGAAACACCTTGATATTTTTTTAGAGCACTTTGATATCTACTTAAATACCCAGAGGTATGAACGTTTTGTTGAGATCCTCCAGGAAGTGATGGATAAACTCCTTTTAATTTTGATGCGAGTATCATAGGATCTTTTCTTGCATCTTTTATAAGTTGTGATTCTCCCCCCGGGTATATTCCTGCTATGTAAGCCCTTGCAATTTTTGTTTGATTTTCTTCACTAAATTTATCTCTTTCGTAATTAAGTCCAGCGGCTTCTGCTCTTTGTTTTAAAACATTCACTCCATCATAAACAGGAATTTGTTGAAACTTTCCTAAAGCACCAGATCCAGAAACAGATCTTTGTCTCATTCCAACTTCTCTTGCTTGAGAAATAGTCATATTTGTTAAACCAGGAACCACCTTTCCGGGATTTACAGAATTCCATCCACCCTCAGCACCAGCAATTGCTTCCAATGCAGCATTAACCTCTGGCGGTGCTCCTCCTGGGAGCATTCTACCTCCACCACCAGCACCTCCTCCTGGTGCTGGTGGCGGGGGTCCCAGATCTTCTGGTGGAGGATTAATCTGAGATACTTGACCACTTATATTTCTATAGATTTCCTTTCCAGCCCAATCACCAACAGCAGCGCCAATAACTCCACCAAGAAAAGAACCAACACCAGGAATTGGAAGTGCAAAAGTTCCTATTACTCCACCTATTGCAGCACCTAATGATGCACCAGCTGCACCCGCTACTGCATTATCCAACCTTTCTCCCATAGCGAGATCAATACCTATACCAATTAGAGCTCCAATAAAAGGTATTTTCTTAAAAACTTTAGATACTTTTCCTAAATGTTTTGCTCCTTTCTCACCAAATAACTTTTCTGATCTTTTTAAAATCGAAGTATTCGTTGAAGATGGTGCTCCTGGTTTAGGTGGTTTAGTTCCAAGTTTTGTTTTAGATGGAGGTAATCTTTTTTGAACTCCAGTTGCTCTAGTGGATCCAGAAGCAGCGCCTGTAGCAAGTCCAGAAATATTTTTGAATGTTCCTTTTATAAAATTACTTATTGCCTTTCCTGCCTTAAATAATAATCCTTTAACCGTACCTCCAAGTTTTTTTAAAAGATTAAAAGTAAATTTGGCAGGTCCCTTGAATAATTTTGTGGCAACCTGGGCAACACTTTTTACAAGATTTCCTGCGGTATTACTTATTGATATAATTGAAAATTTTAATACATTAAAAATATTATCAAATCCTTTTAAAATATCATCAAACGCCTTAAAAATAAAATCTTTTTTTGAAAGTAAAAAATTTAACAGACTACCTAACAAAATATTACTAAAAAAATTAATAATAGTATCAAGAAAACTAAACTTTGGAATTGAAGGTGCCTTTACTCCTTTCATAAAAGGAGACTTTGGTTTTTCTAATTCAGATTCTCTTTTTTCTTTTTTTTCTTTATCTTCTTTTTTAAATTGTTCTTTAGATTCTTTTACTTTATCACTATTTCTTTTAGTGAAATATTGAATAATCGAATCCAAACTATCACCAATAGAAAAAAACTTTTTTCTAATATCAATAAAATCATCAGACTTCTTTTCCTCTTGTTCAGATTGCGATAATGGGTAATTTATAATGGAAGAAGATATCTTTGGTCTTAATTGTATCGATGATTTATCTGCCTTTACAATAGCACTATCCTTTTTATTTTTGCCAAATAAAGAACTTGTTGATATTTTTTTATCAACAATCTGACCAGATTTTTTAGATGGAGGTAAGAGTGGTGTTGACATATTATCCTACAACGTTATAGATTGATCTTACAACCAAAGTTGTCATATTATTTGGATCTTCTGATGAGAAGTATGGAACTTCTGCTTGATTTGGAGCAGAAGTTGCTCTCGCAGCCGCTGTTTGATTAGTACCTCTTGGAGTAATTGGTAATGGCAAAGGAACTATAGATGGTCGTGCGGATGGAGGTGGCAATACAGGAGCAGGCGGTCTTGTTTGTCCTAACTTTGCTTTCGAAATAGCAGATTTAAGTGCTTTGTCATATTCTTCATAATTTTTATAATCTTCTGGTTTTATAATACGTGCATTTGATATTTCTTTTTGTATTCTTCGTGCTATTGCATCAGTAAAATCTCTTTCAGTATATCCACCATATGAAGCTCCAGTAGCAGAAGCTTGGGTTGTTCTCAAATCAGTTGGAGAATTTGGTATCAATCTTCGAGAATGATCCATTCCAATAATTAGAGGAGAACCTTTTAAAGAATCTTTTAGTCCTCTAATAAATTCGGACATATAATTACTATTTGCAAATCCAGAAGGAGTTCCATATTGATCAACTGCTTGTTTTAAAGTAGAAAATTCCGCTAAAGCAGATTGTGATCCAGAAGAATTAGCAACTCTTAAAGATTTTAACTTACGATTTACAGGACTAGTTCCTGTTCCCGGCGATGGATTAATTCTATTTCTACGAGATGCCTGAGAAAGTATTGGTGCAAGAAGATTGGCAAGTTGTCCTTGACCAATGATATGAGACCCTCCAGTTGATGCATCCATATGGGGAAAAAGTGTTCCGACTTGCCCACCACCTTGCATTGGTTGAACGCCAAGTTTTCCAAATTTAGGTTGGTTTGTTCCGCCACCCATTGCGTTCATTGCGAGTAAAGTATCTCTTCCCCAAAAATCTCCTGCTGGATTACTCATCATCACTTCACCTTCTTGAGCAGCAATTAAACGATCATCTTTTCCAAATCCAGATATTTTAACTCCTGAATTTTTTTTAATTTGACCACCACCTTCAAAAGAAATATCGCCAACATTAATAACTGACCCACCACCTTCTTGTTTTTGAATTATATTAGTTACATATCCACCACCCTCTTGTCTCCGAATATAGTTAACAACCTTTCCACCACCTTCTTGCTTTTGAATATAATTGACGACTTGACCACCCCCCTCTTGCTGCTGAATAGGAAAAGGTGTAGGTATTTGCGGAGGTCCAGATATAGTTGGTATCTGTGGTGGAGTAATTGGTTTTGCTCCGGGTATTATACTAATTGCTTTATTAATTTGATTGATTAATCCATTCACTCCATTATTAATAGAACCAATAACAAAATTAATTGGAGATATAAAAAAGTTCCATAAAAAGGATATAATATTATTCAAAAATCCAACAATTCCATTAGCAAGATTTTTAAGAGGGTTTAATATAATTGAAGGATTTTTAAATACGGATAATAAAAAATTAAGAGCAGAACCTATAAGTATCGACAAGAAAAACTGTTTGATTCTATCAAAAAAACTTACAAATGGTTTTGCCACTTTTTCGAAAATTTTATTCGCACTTTTTCCAGAACTTTCTAGTTCGGATTCTCTTTTTGTTTTTTTATCCTTTTCAGATTTTCTTCTCTTTTTTTCTTTTTCCTTTTTTTCAAGAGAGGATTCTTGTTTAAGAACTGATAATAACTCAACAAGTTTTTCATTAATTTTTGAAAGTTCTTCACCAAGATCATCTTTTAAAAATTTAACAATTTTTGTATTTGAATCAGATTGAGAATCTGATATAGAATCGCTTGGTGGAAGTAACTTTTTAGGATCTAATTGTACTTTTTGTGGTGATGGTACTTTTCTATTAAGTACTTTATCAATATCAACTTTTTTTACTTTTACCTTAAATAATCCAGTTTTTCCCTTTACTCTTTTAAATTCATCCGTAACTAACTCAATACTCTCGGTTGACATTTGAGAGTTTGGCATTCTGCCTTTAACTGCTGCTTCTTTTAATAAGGAAGCATACTCTTCATAAGTTAAATCAAAAACATCCTCCAATCCCAAAATTGAAAGAATTTGTGGATCTATTTCCTCTTCTACTAAATCATCTGGTTTTTTTCCTTGAGGAACTATTGCGGATGAAGTTGGTTCTGGTGTCGGGGGAGACTCTTTTTGAGTGTTTTCGAATGAATCTTCCTTTGGTTTAGTATGATACCTTGCAACTAACCACTTTTGATATTCTTCAGATTTTCCACTTGATTCATCAAAAATAGGAAATCCTTTCGGATCATTTTTCATATTTTCTATCAGTTCATCTACTTCTTTTTCTGATAGATTTACATGTGAAAAATATTGAGAACCATCGGGTTGCTTTTTGCCAGTAAGTTTAGCCCTTAGAACACTCCAAGTCTTATCACCTACTGGTGCGTTGTACCAATTTACTATTCCCGATGGTGCTTCAACCGACATTTTGTTGTTGTTTTAATTTTTCCTCTTCGAGATGCTGTTGTAGTAAAGTAATATAAACATCCCTTTCCCAAGGAATCATATTTTCAATCTCTGTTAATGAATATTTATGGTACTGCATCAAGGCAAAATTGATCCTGAAATAATTTTCAAGATCCATATGTACCATTCCTATGCGAAAAAACTTGAAAGACCCTCCAATACGACAGTGCTTTCTACTTTAGTTTTTGGATTAACAAAAGTTATTTCGTGGGAAAGTCTTGGCATCGTTTCAAAGAATTTCTCAATCTGCTTAAATTGAGAGCTATTCATCTGCTCTAAAAATTCCACAAGTTCTTTTTTTGTAACATCAGATGCTGACCATACTTCCTCTTCATTATAAATTTTATCAATACAAGAAGCAATCAACTCAAATGATTGATTAACATTAGTTTCATTTGAAATATCAAAGTTACTCTTAATAAATTGATCAAGAGATGGATACTTCATCTCCATAATGAGACTATCATCAAGTTTTATCTGCTTATTATGTTCCGGATTTTTTCTTACTTTGATCTCATCAACACTAATTTTTACAGGAACTGATGTCTCACCATCGTCGGGTGCTATCAAATTAACATCTATTTCTTCCCCAACAGATTTTCCTCTAATGTTAAGGAACAAATATTCAATATCAAAAGTCGGCAATGTTTCAACTTTAACCGATCTTGTTTGAATACAATTTTTTAATACTGCTTTGATAGCATTTGAAATTTCTTTTGTATCCTCGCCCTCTAATGCGAGAACTAATAATTTTTCTTCTTTGACTAGAAATGGTCTATACTTTATTTTTTGACCAGTTGATGGCAACTCAAGTTCATAAGTTGGAGTCGCAATTGTTGGTAAAGGCATAATCTTCTATAAAATTAATTCAGTGTAAGTATTTATTTTATTAAAATAGTGGTTGCCCAGCGTAATTAGTAAGTCTTCTATTCGAAACCGCTTCACCAACACCAGAAGAAGATATGCCAGGAAAATTTTGAGCAACCTCAAAATCGCTTCCAAAAGCAGGACCAAGTTTTTGTGTTGGTTGTTTTAATTCAGGTACTCCAGGTGCTTTTGTATTGGGAATATTTGGATTTACTTGAATGAAATCTCTTTCGCGAACATAACGGATATAGGAAAATGATACCGTACATTTTAGTAACTGACTTTGCTCATATGAAACAGGCATAGAAACAATGCTAATAGGAAAAGCTTGAACAAAGGTATAATTCATAACTCTTCCAGTCGTATATTTGTCCTTCTCAAATTTTACTAGGTAAATATCAGTCTTATATTCTTTAGGAAAAATAAATCTATTATTAACATAAGGATCTTTGAAAGAACTTCTATCTAGTCCACTATCTCCTCTGCTTCCTTCTCCAGCAATATAATTTAACCACCCATCAAAAAATTCAATAACTTTATAATCACGATCAACATAAAAAGTTAAATCCAAAGTATCATCATATATTCTTCGGTATGCCATCTTTTCAGTGACACCATGATAATCGTTTGTCACATCATGAGTAGCTAATGAAGATCCGGGCAAGGATGCTTCACTACACAACAACTCAATATCATCTATATCAGGAAATCCAATGCTTCTCCCAATAGAACTGAAAAAATTGTCTAAAGGCTTCTCTGGACTTCCTGGAGGAAAAATAGTAACCTGATATAATGAGGTTTGGGCAATATTTAATAATCTAGATTTAATTTCACTAACATTATAATGGCGAGCTGGTTTTGGTACTCCCATCTATAAATACTTTTTGATCTTATATATTATGTAGTAAGGATAATGGCAGAAAGCATAAAGAGTAAATACAAACCATCATATCCAGAAAAATACAAAGGTGACGCAAATAACATAATCTGTAGAAGCAGTTGGGAACGACGTTTCTGTTACTGGTGTGATCATAATCCAAGTATAATTTCTTGGGCATCAGAAGAATTTTCTGTACCCTATGTGTCTCCCGTTGATGGTAGAATTCATCGATACTTTCCAGATTATCTTATCAAAGTTAAGGAGCAATCTGGAAACATTAAAACTTATGTAATTGAAGTGAAACCACAAAAACAAACAGTTCCACCAAAACAAAAATCAAGAGTGACTAAATCATATCTCCACGAATGTAGAACTTACGCGGTAAATCAAGCAAAGTGGGCTGCTGCCAAAGAATGGTGTGCTGATAGAATGTTAGAGTTTAAAGTAATCACCGAATCCGAATTAGGTCTAAAGTAATGGCAAAAGGTTTCGGGCAATATACTAGTATTCCACCAAGAATGAGAGAATTGAAAAAAAGAATTCTCAACGACAAAACAAATGATCCAGAAGATTTAATGTTAATTATTATGAGTGTATTAAAAGAAGATGCATTATATCCAGAAATAGGAAAATTTTATACATTTGTTTATAATCCTAAGACACCAAACATTGAATATGATCAGCATCCATTAATCGCTTGCGTAGATCTTAAAGGATGGGGATTTAGAGGAATTAATTTTCATTGGGAAAAGTATAGAAATTATACCTGGGAAGAAGTTGCTGGAAAATTATATACGATTAAGTACGAAGAACTTGATGAGATGCTTTCTATACCTTATGCGAAATTCCGTCTAAATAAATAAAAAACCTCCTCTCATAAATGTCTCATACTCTACGAACAATTGAGATGATTATTTACCTCGCAAATGGGAGGAATTTTTGATGGCAGTAATAGATGGTACAAGGGATCCCAAATACAAATATAATTACGTAGTTGATGGAACAAAATTATTTTTTAGTAGTTATATCAAATATGATACATTAGGTCCTCCAGGAACTCTTAATGTATCGACACTCAAAACATACTTAATATACGAAAAACCAGGACCTCTTGGGATAGGAAAGAATTTTGTTACTGCTGCCGTGTTGGAACCAGATGGTAAATGGAGACCATTAAAAGAGAATGAATCGCAATATGTTGATTTACAAACTAGCGAATTAACAGGAATTCTAGATCAAAATTCAAATTCTTATGTGCTTGGTGATCCCACTATAAGATCGCTAGTTGATCCATCATTAAATTCTCTGAATACCGCAGCAAGACAAAATGCAGCATATACATTAGAAAAAGGAGCTAGATTACCAAGATCTCAAGTAAATCAAGCATATTACATCAGTCAAAGTACAAGTTCATCTGGCACACAAATACCACGAGTATTATCGAGCACACCAGATCCTGTTTTAGGATCAGGTAATATACCAACAGAACCAGCAGCAGCGCCTGCAGATCCAACATCTCCAACTCTTCAACCACTATTAACAGATGAAGAATTTGCTGGGCAATTTAGTAAAACAGTTGATATAAAATATAAAAATGTTTTAAGATATCCAATCATTCAAAGTAAAGAAGAAACATATGATTATTTAAAGATAGACGTTCTAAAGTATGTTAAGTCTGGATTAATAACAAGCGGTTCAGAAAGATTAGATTTAGCAAGACCATCAGAAAGATTACCATCAGAAAGATTAAAAGATATATTAGGAACTGTCATTTTACCAATGCAACCTAATATTTCTGATAGCAATGGAGTTTCGTGGAATGAAGATCCACTCAATGCTATTCAAGGTGCTTTTGCTTCTAATGCTTATACTTCAATCGCAGGAGCTGGAAATATAGGAAGTGCTCAAGACGCAATAAGAGCAGTTACAAATCTTTTAGATAGTCTTGGAAAAACAGTTGGAACACTGGCTAATTCAAAAGGAATGTCTGAACTTATCGCAGGTTACTTTGCTGGACAAGCAGTTGGAGCAAATGTAATTGGAAGAGCAACAGGTGCGGTTATCAATAATAACCTTGAACTTCTCTTTGCTGGACCTAAATTAAGAACTTTTAGATACAGTTATCGATTCACTCCAAGAGAAAAAGATGAAGCAGAAATGATTCGAAAAATTATTAGATTATTTAAAAGAGAAATGGCAACCTCCAGATCTGATACTGGATTGTTCTTACAAACACCAAATGTTTTCCAACTTAAGTACATCTATAATGGAGATAAATCAGGAACAAAAGGAAAAGAACATCCATATTTAAATTTAATTAAACCTTGTGCTTTAACTAATTTTAATGTTAATTATACTCCAGATGGAACATATATGACTTATGCCGAGGGAGGATCTATGACATCTTATACTATTGATATGGAATTCTCTGAACTAGAACCAATTTATAAAGAAGATTATCCAACTTCAGAAAAAAATATTCCTAATATGGGTTACTAAAAATGTCAAAACCTTATTTCAGGCAAGTTCCTAATTTTGACTATATCAATCGTAATAATGACGATCATAGTATCTCAAATTATGTTCAAGTTAAAAATTTATTTAAAAGAGGAAAACTTCGTCCAGATATTTTCGGAAATTTAAATTTTTTCACCAAATATAAAATTATTGGAGATGAAAGACCAGACAACGTTGCTTATAAAATTTATGGAGACGAAACTCTTGATTGGGTAATCCTCATAGCAAATAACATTCTAAACATTCAAACAGAATGGCCACTATCACAAACATCTTTTGATAAACTTGTTTTAGATAAGTATGGATCTTATGATGAATTATATTCGGGAATTCATCATTACGAAACAGTAGAAGTTAAAAATTCAATTGGAAAAACAATTCTTCCCGCTGGATTAAAAACTCCAAACACTTGGAGAACTAATGGAAACTTTATTCAGGCAGCAAGAACAACAATCAATCAAATCTTTGCTGGAAGTGCGGGAGTTCCTTCTAAAACAGTGACAGTAACAATGAATAATGGAATTAAAGGATTATCTGTTGGTTCTCAAATTTATATTAATAATGTATCCGAAAGAGTCTTTAATGGAAGGTTTAAAGTTACTTCCGTTGTTGCTCCATCAGACGACATTGCTATTTCATTTACATATGAATTACCAGAAGTCCCTCTAATTGCTGATCCAATATTAAGTTCATCTGGTATTGAAGAAGCTATTTTTACAATCGAAAACAATATTGGAGTTGGCAATGCATACTATTATGAATATTATGATAACAATTTTGAACAATATGTAACTCTCCCATCATCCCAAGTAATCAGATCAATTACAAACTTTGAATATGAAAATAAAATTGAAGAAGATAAAAGAAATATTTTTATACTTAAACCACGTTACTTAAATGTAGTCTTTAATGATCTTGATAAGATTATGCCATACAAAGAAGGTTCCACTCAGTATGTGAGCAGAACCTTGAAAAAAGGTGATAATATTAGACTCTATGAATAATTCTTTTTATTCCAAGGAACTCTACCTTTTGTTGCCTCACTGATCTTTCTTTTTGTTTCTTCTGAATGTTTTTTACTAGGTTTTCCTTTTCTTTCTTGTTGCATTCTTTTAAGTCTTTCCATACCTTCTGGTGTCTGTCTAGGTTTTCCTTTATTTGATTCTCCTATTTTTCTTTTATGCTCTTCAGATAAAGTTTTCCCTTTAGATGCTCTACTTATTTTCTTTTTAGTTTCTTCTGTGACTTTTTTTCCTTTACAAGAATTACTTAGTTTTTTTCTTTGATTCTCACACATTTTCTTTCCTTTATTATGTGGAGTCATACCTTTTCTACTAAATCCAGTGGAAGTTTGATATGCTCTATTTGCAAAATGTGGATTTTCTATTACTTTATAGTGTTCTTGTAAAATAATCTCATCAGCGTATGCTTCTTCTCTTGTAGAATAATCACTTTTTAAAATTATTTTATATGTTGGTTTAAATGATTTATCTTTGAAAGAACCAAAATAACTTGTGTCTTTTTCAGGTAAACAATTACAAGTTCTTGATCCTAAATATCCTCTACCATATTCCTCATAGGAATAATAGACATAATGATACTCTTTTGGAGTTTCCATAGTTCTACTCTGTAAGTCGCAATACTATTTATACAAGAAAAGGTGCCGAAGCACCCTTTCCACCTATAATGCGACTTACAGGTATTGCTATTTAGTCATTAGCTAGGCGAGAAAAATATGCCATCGCATCATCTTCGTCTTCATCATCCTGCGTAATCTTGGGAAGTGAAGGAGACTTAGAACGAGCATAAGACTGTTCCAGTTCTTCTACAACACGATCTTGTGTGGAAGGAGTAGAAGAATACTCTTCAAGTTCATCTTCTTGCTCAACAACAGCGCGAGAGCGAGTTGGAGAAGCAGTCTTCAGACCAAGAACAGAATTCATACGACGCTCAAGTTCTTCATAGGACTTGAACTGATCAGGAGCAGTGATAGCAGTCAGGGAATACTCTTTCTTCCAGAGGGTTTCCAGAGCATCGTCATCATCCAGTAGTGGTTCAACAGAACCAAATTCTGACTTGTCGTAATTCCAATACCCATCTTTCTTTACGATCTTGAGTTTGAAATTAGCACCCTGCCAGAAGTCAAAAGGATTGATAGGAGTTTCATCCTCAAACTCAGGTTGCATCGCTTCCATGATCTTATCAAAGATTTTCTTACCATACTTGTAAAGAAAAACTTTACCTTCGTTTTGAGGATTTGCAGGATCTTTTACAACGTAGATATTGCTGTAATAAGAAAGTTTACGCTTTTGCTTACGAACGATTTCTTTGTTAGTTTCGGAACCAGTATTCCACAGTTCGCGGTTATGTTCACCAAGAGGATCTTTCTGACCAATAGTAGTCAGAGAGTTTTCAATATACCAACCACCAGGACCTTGGAAAGCGTGAGAATACATCTTTGCCCAAGGAAGTTCTTCACCTTCAGGAGCAGGAAGGAAACGAATCACAGC